GTTTGACTACGTTCAGTAGTTTCTCCACGCAGTATAGCGCCATATTCTTCGTAGAAATCAGTGAAAGCATCGGTACCATACGTAGGCATGCTATCCACGCCAAGGATATCTAATGCTAAATCTGCCGCAGTTCGGTTAACCCATGCACGGACTTCATTTTCACTAGCCCCCGTAGTGACTTGCATTAACGTAGAAAATTCTTGGGGGTATAACTGCTGCAAAGTGCCGAGTATTTGGGGTAAATTTTCGTCTGTTAACGTACCCGGAGGTAGGTCAAAGAGCGATTCTGCCTGTCCTCTGAATTCTTCAGAATCAGGTATACCTCCTGTAGCCGCAGAAAACCTTCTTGTATCAAGACTAAAAAATGGGTTTAATGAAGGGCCACCAAGAGTTAGAAGACCAGCATTTATATTCCCGCCTCGGTTGCTAGGATCTCCTAACCCGATTGCTTGCGATATAGTACCTATAGCTGAACCAACTGCTCCCCCCGCAGCAGCAATTTTTTCTGTTAAACTAGCCATGTGCACGCTCCATAGTAGCTGTAACGTTATTTACGTACACTATTAGTAGGTGTTTTTGAGGGTTTATTTGGCATTGCCCAATCCGGGCACCCATCTTAACGGCATGACGCTTAAATATGCTAGTTACTCGTACAAGCGGCCCTTCTATAACTGCTGTGTACGTCATCACCCCTTTGTTACGGACGTGTTCAAAATACTCTATACAGTTGGAAACAAAGTTTTTTGCAGAATCTGCGGTAAAGACTTGCAAGTCCGCTGTATTTTTTGAGTAGTTAGTAACAAACAAAGTGTTCCCTTTTTGCAAAAACTCTTTGTCTTTATCATTAATGAATGAAAGGCATCTTTCCATAATGATATCTCTATCACCGTTTCCGAAGCCTATGTTGTTCCCTACTACTTCTAGTATTTCTTTTTGCGTAAGGATTCTATCTTTTTTGCTATCTACGACCATCATATCAGTTTGCTATTAGCACCCCCTGAAATGATGCGCCGACGACTACGTTGGTGGTATCGGAGCTGGCTCGGCATTCCATATCCGTTTTCTCTGCAATGCTCAACGGGTAATCAAAGGGTATTACAAGCAGGTTGCTTTGTACCGTCTGTATGATCCTTGTGCGAAACGTGTTTGAACCAAATTCTCTAGTCACGAACTTAGCGGTTACGTTCTTGTTAGCAATAGCGATAGCTGCTGTAAACGTAACATCGTCAATATAAAGCGTATGTCCAGCGGGGACGGTATATACCGCCATCTGACTTTGGTTGTCGCCTTGTACTATATTCCCGTACGTTATTCCGGTAGGTACCCCACTGGTAACCCCACTATTAGCGACATAGATCGTACCTGCAGCAGTGCCGCCTGATCCTGAAGTAGCAACAAATATGCGGTTAACCCGCAACCAGCTAGAGGCATCACCAATTTGTACCTGAGTCTGGCCGTTCATACTAACCGTAACGCTTTTAACTTCGTAATTCTCGTCTACCCCCTCAACGGTTACGGTCTGTGCACCCGTACCTGCACTAGTATCTGCTGCACTAGAGCTACTAATAAACGCAGTAAATGCAGCCGTGGGCCAAGGATAATCACCCCCAGTGCTCCATATCGTTTCTTCCGCGCCATTAATGTCTGGATTGGTACCGAACTTATACAATGCACTGGCCCCAGCTATTTGGCCTTTAGCTACTTGTAATTCGTACGGTTCTTGGATTGCCATAGCGTTTCTCAGCGCGTTGTCTAGCTGGTTAAAGTATATCCTAAGTATATTATTAAACTGCTCAAATGACTCCTGATCGTATACCTGTGGGGCATAGGGCAGTGCTGGGGCACGGAACGGAACGTCATATCTGGTGTTGTCTCCAGCCATTATCGTCGTCCATCAGGTCGCATATCTAGTCTAGGTGAGCCTAACTGCCATGTTACGCCCGATCCGGTAGACTCAATCTTCATCACCATCTGCCGCCCACGAACCCGCGTATTGAGCTGTCCGGTAAACTTTTCTATAGGTAACACAGCAGACCGAGTAATCGTACCGTCATTTGACCCACCTACCGAAGCAGGGGAGTTGTACCCAGAGCCAGAGTTCTGCATAGGTAATAGCGTCATAACGGCGCTCGGTGACTCTGTTGTAGATCCGTCAAACGTGATATCAGGAAGTACACGCCAGATAAAGTTGAATTGATGTCCGTCATCTAGATCGAACTCGGCAGTGGTGGCGTATGCGTGTATTGGCGCACTGTCCACTAGCTCATTATTATCGACGCCTTCTTCCTGATTCACGAGATTGTTATTGTAAGTCGCGGCCAACGGGAAGTCTCGTAATCCCGAATCTAACCACGCGGTGCGATCCATTGTGCCGTAATACCAAATGTTATCCAGATAGTTATACACAACGTATTTGTTGGCTGTTTGTGAATCGGCAGAACAATAAAACCACCAAATTTCATGGTATGCCTCTACAGTGCCCGAAAACACTTGGCCGTACTGCTGAGTATTGAAATCGTTAAAGATAAACTTACGGAGATTACAAGGTAGTGGTTGGGTACGACCATCGTACCTATAGAACTTATCCACACCCATCCAGTAGGCCACACCGTTGGCGTACGCTACCGCATTTTGAGAGGCTATAGAGATGTTTTCACCTACAAGCTGCGCTCCCCATACCACTGGGGCACCGACGTACTGGAGGGCATATAGGGCCGAATCTGACCACACTAGGACTTCCTGACGAGCTTGTTTAGCCGCTACGATCTCAGTGCCTCTAGATAGCTGTAGGCTACCTGCTTGGTTTGTTGCCGCAGGAGTCCACTGGGTAGAGTCTTCTTGGTCTGACCAACGGATTAACATGGGGTTTTTAGTGCCACTAGCCAACGCGTTACAACCAAAACAAAACACAAACCGACTGATATCTGATACCAAAATAACGTCTTGTACGGTCGGTACGTTAGCTGTAGCAGGTGATACGGACGAGAGTAATACCCCCCTAGAGGTAAGCCCTGACGTGGCATCCCAGTAATATATAGGCCCACCACGCGGCCCAAACAGTAGATCTTCACCAAAATTAGCCTGTGACCAGAGGCGTATCTGCGTGTCAGACGTACCACCAGTGCCCCATACACCAGCACCCCAAGACCCTGCTCCCCAGCCTGTTAGAGGTATTACATAAGCCGCTCCGGTATTGATTTGATAGGCAGCAGACACTGTACCGCCCCCAGTTGCTGTAGAAGTGGCGTTACTATCAGCAGTTATAAAGTAAGTATTAGCTACAGTGGTATCGACGGTTATCTGATATTCGCCGTTTAGGGTAAGTCCACCAACAGCAGAAGCACCCGAAAACGTAACAAAATCACCTGAAATGTAGCCCCCATTAGTGTCTACAACACTTACCGTAGGGGAACCATTGGTGGTAGTAAACGGGTCAGTAAGGCTTACGGTGTTACGTAAAGGTGTTATGTCGTTGTATGCGCCGCCATTCTCAATGTAAAACTTCAGGTTAGTGCCTACACCAATCAGGTTTTGACTACCTAGCGTGACCCAGTTCCACAAGGATCGACAGACACCAAGAAAGGTAGCATCCGATATACGCTGCCACCCACCAATCTTTTCCGGTGTACCTTGCCGAAAGCGAATCTTATCGGATTCGTACCACCCACCTTCGCTGGTGTATCGGGTATTCTCTCGATTAACCCCCGGTTTTAACGCTAATTTTTGTAATGGCATACATAACCCGTCACATTGATTCGCCAAACGCTGGCGGTAGGGTTGTTACTACAATAGACGTATTCTGCTTCAAGTTTAGTGAAGCACCGCAATCAGAACAAGTATCTGCCTCTAACTCGCTTTCGTCTATATCATATCCACATTCGGCACATAAAATCTCAATGGTGTGCGCGGGTTCAACATTACCTTCGTCGTTTACTCTAGGTACATGAGACGTTTTCATCGTTTTTGATACTCCCCAGAACTAATCATCTGGCAAATTTCTAATGATCGGTCACCTACTTGCTCTGCCCAGCGGCTACGATAGAACTCTTGTCCAGCCTCTTCGTAATTACCATCAGCCATGTGCCCCAAGGCTTTAACAAACTTACGTAACTTGGTCTGACCAATATTAAATGACAGGTCTATTAAGGCTTCTTGACGCACACTATCTAGCTTTGAGAACCACTCATATTCAATCGTCAACTCTTCACGACAACGTTTTATGTCGTTATTCAACAAGTAATTTATTTCGTCTTCAGAAAGACCAAGGCCAGATTCTGATATGTTTCTGCCAACACCAATAGTTTCGTAACCCGCAGAGCACATATAGACCTTATCTCTAACGCCTTCGTGCCGCTTTAACATATTTACTAGTCTATTCATCATTCGTGCTTATGTGATGCGCCATAGTAGAAACTGATAATAGATGAGACGATACCGCCCAAATACCCAAGAACAAGATTAACAATCCCATCGTCATTCGCAGAAGGATCTTGAATCGTAACCAGCGCGATATACCCACCAAAGAAAATGACGCACGCAACCGCAATAAACTTTGGCGTCCAATCACCTTTAAACGCTGCCCTAGCGTGTTGTACATCTTCTGCTTCCAGTGCGAATACATCTACGTCTAACTTCTTCATCTGAACCTGAAAATCTAGTTCAGCCTTTTTAATCTCAGCTAACTGCTCTGGGGTAGCCGATTGTACTGCATTAGCAATGCTTCTCTCGTCAGGCTTGCAACCCAGCACACTGGCGATGGTTTGTGCCGCAGCGCCCCCTAGAGGCCCACCAAGGGCTTGACCAAGGGTAGGTGCTACCGCACCAATTAACCCTTTAATAGCTTCAAATTTCATTGTGTTAGTACCAAACCAACAATAGCTATTAACGAAGTAATCATGACGGGGTAGATACCCCAGATCATACGCTCTAACTTATCGAAACGTTCTGACCCGGAGTCTAACCGTTCTTTGATAGCGGCATAACGCAAAGCGCATTCAGCTTCATGAATCTCGATTTTCTTTAACGCTTTGCTTGCATGAGTCTCGGCCATTATCCTGCATCCGTTTCCGGTTCTACTTCTTCAACCACTTGGATTGATTCGCGTAACGCATTCTCGCGGAATCCTAGTGCAACTTGTAAGTTAACGCTCTGCTGTTGTGCTGCCGCAATTTGATTCTGCAAATCAGTAATCTGTTTACGCAAGTTAACCACCTCGACGTAGTGGATCTTGGAATCGTTGCCAAGCTCATTAACGTCATACTCCTGATCGTCAATGGTTAGAATGATGGGTTGCTGCTCCTGTTGTTCGCTCATAACTCCTCCTAGTTTTGGTTTAAGCGTTACTTAATTGTGCCATCTTTTTCAAGATCATTCACTCTGTCTTCAAGATAACTAAGCCTAATCTCTTGAGCATAGTTAGTACGGATCGCTTCCTGAACTTCTTGGGGTGGTGCCCAGTTGTTACGAAAATCCGTATTCAGCTCAACCACCTTTTGCAAGGCATCGATCTGGCTGTTCTGCAATAAATCATCGGGCAAAGCACCCAGCTCGCCACGCGGCCATTTGGTACGAAATTCGCTGTTAAAACCTATGTCCACCTCAAGGATGGTTAGCTGTCGTTCCAACACCGAGATACGGTTAGTAACTTCTGTGTAACCAATGACCGCGATAGCAACTCCCGCAATAATGGCAATGAGGTTGCGTAACGGTATCTCGATTTTTGTCTCGTCGGATAATTTTGCAGCCATTACTTATTCCGGTTGTTCCATAGATCAAACAGTGTGCGAATCTTCTCCTTAATCTGCTCTATGTCCGCATGCATTTTGGCTAAAACGATAACCAACGTCACGAACCCCAGAGCAATGGGCCATATCGCCCCAATAGCGTCTAATGCGTCCATAACGTCTAGCTCTCATTTGTTTTTACCAAGGTACACCAGAAGCGGTGGTTGCAGCAGCATCGATTTGCTTTTGCACCTTCGCAGTACGGTCGGCTTCGACGCGCAGCTTCGCTTCCTCTGGCGTTTCATCGCCTTCAACCAGACTTGCATATACCCAGCCAAGCACATCGTCTTGCGTGAGATCAGCATAAGGGATGTAGTCTGGGCTTGATGCGTCATACTCACAGCGCAGCTTGCCGCCTTCAGTAGCACTGTAGGATGGCGTACCATCGCTTTGCGCTACCATTGACCAGTAAACCAAGAAAACTCCACCATCGGAGTCCATGTGTTGCATGTCAGATACTGACCATGTGTTAGTTATTGCCATTTTGTTTCTCCTTTAATGACTGTTTATGATTCTAGTTGTGCGACTCTGGCGCGTAGGCTTTGTATTTCTTTAAGCATCATTGGTACTAGCTTGCTGTAATCAACACCCATCATTTCTTCAGGGTCTTCTGGTTGGCTTACTGCGC